TAACTGTTAGAGGTAACTTTACAGTATCAGGAACAACAACAACTGTAAACTCAACAACAGTTAATATTGCGGATAATATTATTCAATTGAATGGTACTGGGGCTACAAATGCTGGTCTTGTTGTTAGAGATGCAACAGCAGCAAATCTTACATCGGGCTCATTATTATGGGACACAACAAATGATAAATGGATAGCAGGGCCATTAGGTGCTGAAGACGATGTTGTACTAAGAACAACATCACAAACATTAACAAACAAAACAATTAGCGGTGCTTCCAATACATTAAGCAATATTGGAAACTCATCACTTACAAATAGTTCTATTTCAATTGCGGGTAATAGTATATCACTTGGCGGTTCCATAACTGCAGCAACAATATTAAGTGGAACAGGTACGGTTTCAGGTTCAGCACAACTTACATCATCATTTGTACAGAAGGCTGGTGACACTATGACCGGACAATTAATTATTGGATCTACAGGTACTGGTAATGCCGCAACATTAAAAGTTAATAACTCTAGTGCAGCAACATTTAACCATTCGATAGAAGCATTTAGCGCAAACATGACTGCTGGTCAAACAAACATTATAGTTGTTGGTTCTGCTGGTAGTACTAAAAACTCTGGTTATATTGGTTATAACTGGGCAGGCGCCGGATCAAACAGTAACTATGTATCATTAGGTCATTGGGGAGCAGATCATTTATTTAGAATTTATGGTGATGGTACTGTTTATATGGGTACCGTAACAACAGGTGTATGGAATGGTACTTCAATAGGAACAGCATATACTGATGCAAAAATAACATCGGTTGCCGGAACAACGAATCAAGTTAATGTGAGCGCAAGTACAGGTGCTGTAACATTCTCATTACCACAAAATATTCATACAGCTGCAACACCAACATTTGCCGGTCTAACCTCTACAGGTAGAGTACAAATAGGTGGAAGCGATAGTAGAGGCGTGTTAACAGTTCAAACCGGTTCAACACAAACATTTACAGCAAATACTGATCCAACAGATGCAGGTCGTTTCTTTGTTATGCAAAACACTGATACAACAAACGCTGCTGGTCAATATTCAAACATAACATTACAAATTAATCCAGGTGGGTCTATTGGTAGTGGTAGAGTATTAGGAGATATTCGTTTAGTAAGAAATGGTTTAAACGGCACAAGTGCTAGATTTGTGTTTGGAGCTTTTAGAGACGATTCGACATATAAGGATTACTTAACATTAGATTTTGGTGGTGCAACATTTTCAGGTAGTATTAATGGTTTATCAGTATCGGGTGGAACAATCACTTCAGGTACTTGGAATGGATCATCTATTTCTACAACATATACTGCAGCTAAAGTTACTGCTGTAAATGCTGGAACAGGAATAAGTGTTGATACCACAACTGGATCAGTTACAGTAACAAACTCTGGTGTAACATCAATCACAGGTACAGCAAACCAAGTTACCGCTAGCGCATCAACAGGAGGTGTGACATTATCATTACCACAGAATATTCATACAGGGGCGTCACCAACATTTGGTGGATTAACAGTTAATGGTGGTGCAACAAGTGCTACATTTAGAAATACCACGGCATCATCAAACTCAAATGTTTGTATGGGTAATGACCAAACAACAAATGGCGCGGGTATTGCTTTATTAGGTAGTACTTTTACAGCGTCTGGGCAATATAGAGCAAGTGGTGGTTATGTTTATTCAAATTTAGCTGGTGGTTTAACATTACATGCTGAAGGTGCAAATAGTTTGTACCTAGCAACAAATGGTGTTGCCGCTATCACAATTAACTCAAGTCAAACAGTAGCGTTTGGTGGTAACTTAACCACACCAAACACAACATCATTTGGTTTACAGGATGTTGGTGGAACCGCATGGTTTAGACCAAGAGATGCTGCAAACAATTTACACATAAGAACGAGTTCTGGTGGAATTTATTTGGATACCAACGGAACAATTTACTTCAGAAATGTTGCAGGTACTGTTGAGGGTTATATAGATAGTAGTAATGGTGGAGGTAGACTTATGGATACCACATTATATGCGAATGCCGCTGCTATGAACCAGAGTGTAACAACAACAGCAACGCCAACATTTGGAGGTTTAACAGTTGGTAATGGTGTAGCAACTGGAAGAAGTACCTATGGTATTGCAAATGCTAACATTGTTTTAACATCTTCTGCAAGTGATGCCACAGGTTATTGTGGTATTGATTTTAGATCGGGTAACAACTACCCTTCTGATGGCGCTCAAATTTATTATGAAAATAATAGCGGCGGTACATCAGAGAGGGCAAAACTAACAATTAGAGTTGAAAACGACCAAGAAGATTTCATGGAAATCAGAGCTGGTAGAATTGATATTAACTCTAACACCGTATCCGGAGGTGGACAAGCTACTTTGGTTAATTTCCAATCTGCAGGCTCAACTGTTGCATATGTAACAAGCGGCGGTGCAATTTATGCTAGAAGTGGTAACCTTGTTAAAGATTTTGGTAACTCAACATATGCAACATCATTTAGTAATGTATCATCGGTAACTGTTACACATAACCTAGGATCAAAAGATGTTATGGTTATGGTATATGATAGTAACGATGAGATGTTCTGGCCATCTTCAATTGTAACAACAAATACAAACGTAGTGACAATAACTTTTGCAGCAAATAGAACCGGAAGGGTTGTTGTTTTGAGATAAAAATCTTATATTAAAGTATGTTAAGAGAAAATGTAATTGTTAGTGGCTCTTTAGATGTTAGCGGACAATATATAATACCTAGAGGACCAAGAGCTAATAGACCGGCTAATCCAGAAATAGGGTCTCTTTATCTTGAAGAATCTAGCAGTGGAAGTTTTGTTGCAACATATACGGGGGTACTAAATAGAGATGATGGTTGGGAGCCTGTTGGTTCACAAAACACAGATAGAATCGGCTTTTTATATAGACAAATAATTAACTACTCATATTTGGCAGGTGGTTACAAAGACGCATCTCCGTGGAAAAATGTTCATAGAACAACCAATGCAACAGATCAAACTGTTCACTTAGGTGAGTTAATGGACTATCCCGCATCGTATACATCTGGGGCTTGTAGTAAATCAATATTATTTGTTTGGTCAACAAATACAGATGGTGCGTGGAAATCCGCAACACAAATTCATTCGACCTGGACCACAGGTGTCCATATGGTAAACGAAACCGCGTATGCCCACCAATCCAAATGGGATTTAGCAAACGCTAGAGACGATCTAGGTACCTTGTTTCAAGAAACAGAATTTGCTTGGGTATTTGGCGGTGGTGTAGCAACCGTTGAAAAATTTAATTTAACCAATGAAGTTATGTACAGTGTATATTATCCAAATATGCAACCATACTTAACATTAAAAACATCTATTACCAGTTCATTAGGTTGTTCTGGGTTTTCTGATGAGAACTATGGTTATGGTTACGGGTCTGAAAGTGGCAATAAATTATTTTTTGCTACAGATACATTCACAAATAACCAACAATGGGGAGCTAGCGGTCAACAAAAAGGAATTAGCTCTAAATGGGGTAAAGGATATGCGGGTAATGAAGGAACATACAACGGAGGATATAACCTAAGAAGATGGAACGTATTTAATGAAACCAATATTGGTAACGTAGCAAAGCCGCATGGAAACTGTGGGGAAGAAAACTTTACAATGGGGCAAGATCACCAGTATATGTTAGGAAACTATGATGGTTTACAAAATAATACCAGTTGGAAATTTATCTATGCGACTGATACAGGTACTGTAAATCCATCTGGATTAGCTCCAGGTGTTAATGGTGGAACTTCATCAGGACATTGTGGTTGGAGAAATTAAAAAATGTATTTATAAAATATGCGTCACGATAATATAGAAATTAGTGGATCGTTAAGAACTCAAGGGGTAGCAAAACCACCAGCAGGATCTAGAGCGAACAGACCAGCCAGTCCAGTGACAGGCTCATTGTATCTAGAACAAGCTAGTAGTGGTAGCTTTCTCATGGTATATACTGGTTTAGATAATGGTGACAATGGTTGGGTTAGAGTATCATCACAAGTTAATTCAAACGTTGGATTTAAATTTAGACAAATTATTGCTGTTTCATATCTCGCCGGTGGTTATAAAAATTCATCGCCATGGAAAAATGTTCACAAAACAATTAATTCAACAGATCAGACTTCTCATATCGGTGAATTATTAGATTACCCAGCTTCATATACATCTGGCGCTTGTAGTAGATATATTTTCTTTGTTTGGTCAGTTAATACCGATGGGGCATTTAAAGGCCCTGATACTGTAGATGGTACAAGAACATCAGCAATTAATATGGCCAATGATACCAACTATGCACATAGTGTTAGATTTAATATTACCACAGCAAGAAGTGATTTAGGTACTATGCACAAAGAAACCGAGTTTGCATATATGTTTACCGGTGGTAGCTCAACTGTTGAAAAATTTGATTTGAGTAATGAAACCATTATGACAGGTTTTAATTTAACAACAATCAATGGTAGCGATGGTGGTTCTGCTTTTTCAGATGAAAATTTTGGATATGGTTGGACATCTGCTGCCGGAATTAAATTTAGCTTTGCATCCGAAACATTCACATCTACTGGTATGTGGGGAGCACACTCACAACAAAAAGGCATTAGTTCCAAAGTAGGGAAGGGGTATGCCGGTAACGAAGGTTCGTATAGTGGTGGTTATAATCTAAGAAGATGGAGCAACGCTAATGATACCAATATTGGTAACGTTGCTAAACCACACCCTAACTGTGGGGAGGAAAACTTTACAATGGGACAGGACCATCAATATATGTTAGGTAACTATGACGGTGCACAGAATAATACAAGTTGGAAATTCTTCTACGCAACAGATACTGGAACAACAAGTGTAAGTGGATTAGCCCCAGGTGTTAATGGTGGTACATCATCAGGACACTGTGGTTGGAGAGGTTAAAATAATTATAAAAAATGATATACGAGAATTTAGAAGTTAGTGGCAGTTTAAGATCGGATAGGGTTGTTAATAGACCTCCTAGAGGGCCTAGAGCAAGCAGACCGTCTAACCCACGTTCAGGATCATTATATCTTGAAACATCAACTAGCGGTAGTAGTTATTTGATGTTATATACGGGCGTTTCTAACATTGATGACGGATGGGAAAGAATAGCAGCGCAAGAAACACAACCAACTACATTTAGATATAGACAAATAATTAATTACTCATATTTGGCAGGAGGCTATAAAGATGGGTCACCATGGAAAAATGTTCATAAAACAACAAATCTAATTGATCAAACAACACATATCGGTGAATTATTAGACTACCCTGCATCTTATACATCAGGAGCGTGTAACAAAAGTATTTTTTTCGTATGGTCAGTAAACAGTGATGGTGGCATGAAATATGCTGGCGATGTATATGGCACATTTACATCAGCGATTAACATGGTTACTGATACAAGATATACCAACCAATCTAAATTTAATATTGCAATATCTAGAAGTGATCTAGGTACAATGCATAAAGAAACCGAGATGGCTTATTTATTTTCAGGTGGTTCCACCACAATGGAAAAATTTAATTTATCAAATGAGAGTTTAGTTACTGGCTTCGCATTAACAACAATCAATGGTAGTGACGGCGGAGCAGCATTTTCTGATGAAAATTTTGGATACGGTTGGACATCTAGTGCAGGAATAAAATTTAATTTCTCAAACGACACAGCAAGTTCGTCCACTCAATGGGGTAATCACGCACAACAAAAAGGTATTAGCTCAAAAGTGGGGAAAGGTTATGCTGGTAATGAAGGATCATATAATGGAGGATATAACTTGAGAAGATGGAGCAACGCTAACGATACTAATATTGGTAACGTAGCCAAACCATATGCTAACTGTGGAGAAGAGAATTTTACAATGGGGCAAGATTGGCAATATATGTTAGGGAATTATGATGGCACACAAAACAATGGCAGCTGGAAATTTTACTATGCCACTGATAGCGGAAGCAGCAGTGTAACGGGGTTAAATCCGGGTGTAAACGGGGGAACTTCTTCTGGCCATTGTGGATGGAGACAATAGTTGACAATTTGAAAAATTTTACTTATATTACAACAAAAACAATTTTATTTATGGAAGGTTACAAATATGACAGATCAAAAAGCTTAAATAACCCATTTGACGAAAAGCTGATGAAAATATCAGAATCAATGTCATTCGCATTACCAAAGTATAAAGCATATAATTTCGTTGGTGGCGCTCAAATAACCTCATACGCAAAATTAAAACAATGGTTATTAGAATTAAGAGGTAGAGAGGACGCAGTAGAACATCTAGAGTATACTGTTAGAAAAGCTGAGCTTGAGATTCAAATGGACGAAGAAAGTAAAGAATTCATTACAGATCCTAAAAGAAGGGAAATGGTTGATTTAACAATCGCTGACAAGTTGATTGATTTAAGAAAATTCAAAAGAAATCTTAAAGATGCTTATAGAGAAAGACAAGGATTTATTGAACTTATTAAAGAATTTTTAGAAACCGATGATGCTATCTTACCAGATGGTACAAAACTTATCGATGTATTTGGTAATCCAGAACTAGAAGAAAAATATGAGCATGAATATTGGACAGTTCGTATGGCTAAGCAAGCTATGCTGGATATGATATCTTACGGAAGAATAGGAACTGGTAACTTAGATTCGATTTTAATGATGGACCCAGAACAACAAAAACAAGTTCTATCTTTAGCTTCATCATACACAATATCAATTGATAGAAATATTAATCAATTAATGTCACAAGCAACAACAAATCATTTTTCAATTGAGGAATCATTAAAAAACCAATTGAAGTTAGATAAACCAAATAATATTCAAACAGAAAAATTATTATAATGACGCACATTATTTTTAAACTACAGGGTAACGTCCCGGGTTATATTCAGGTTATAGGTATGTACCTAAACTACAATTATGGCAGAATTGCAGACGAATACAATGATATGAGAGTTGAATTGAATCGTTTAGGAGCAAGCATTATTCCGCCTGAAGTTGCTAGAGGATTTGTATTTGCTGACATCTATAAAGATTATATTAGCGTGAGAACAAACTCACACATTATGGATGAAATACCACAGCTTGCTGAGTCTGGTGAAACTGATGAACAAAAAGTGAAACACTTTTTAACTGACGAAGATAGAGCAGCTGGCATTGCATTCAACAAAGCTGTAATGAAAAAAGTTGTTGCAGATAGATTTTCAGAAAGATATAAAGAGCTAATGGTTGATGCGTCAATATTAGAAAAAGATACTTGGGAAGAACAAAAGAGAGAAGCGTTTGGTTGGACAGCAGATAGCGATTATCAAACACCAATCATTGATGCACTATCTACAGGTAGAGGAATTGATAAAGCTACATTTGTTCAAAAAATTATTAACAATGTAACCTCATATAATACTAAGTTAGCAAACTTATTATTAGAACAGCAATTGTTAGAAGAAAGAATTAAAGCTTGTCAAACTATTGCTGATTGCCATAGATTGAAACACGAGAAATTTGGTGTGGCCATGAGTAAGCAACAAAAAGAAGATGAAAATGTGCCATTTACTCCTTTGACATTGAAAATGGACTTTTAATGAATTTAGCAATTAACGGAACGTGCGCTAAGGGATGTTCATTTTGCTTTACAAAAGAAGACGCAAGATTAAAACACACTTTAGGTAACATGACAATAGAAATGGTTGATAAAGTTATCAACCATTATCATTTAGATTCGCCTCATGAAGAAGTAACTATACTTGGCGGTGAACCAACACAGCACCCAAACTTTATTGAGATCCTTGATTATATTTTCAGCAAGAATATGAAGATAAATCTTGTTAGTAATTTTCTGTTTGGCAAAGCAACCAGAGATTATCTAATTGATAACATAAAGAATATCAGATGGGTATTTCCAAATGCAGCTGAGCTAAATGAAAAAAACAGGATGGTCGTTTTTAAAAAGAACTATCTAGAATTTTATAAAGCTTATGCTAACACATGGGGGTTTGATACAAACCCAAGACTTTATTTGGCGATAACCATGTCAAAAGATTGGAAGGATAGAAACTTTTATGATTACATAAAATGGTTATACCATGAATTAGATGGTAAAGTAAATGCAATTAGAGTTGGTTTAGATCTTACTGGTACCTATTTGATTAATAATAAAGAAATGGGCGCTGAAATAACTAAGATTCTTAAATTTGGTTTATATAATAAGGTTAAGATTACATCTGATTGTCAGGTGCCCCCTTGTTTATGGGAAGGTAAAACAAAGAAAGCGGTGTTGGAGAATTCTTTAAATTTTGCAACATTTAAAATACCTGAATATGATACCATATGTGGATTTATGCCACTAGATGTTTTTCCTGACGGAAGTTCAATTCATTGTTACCCATTACAAGATAAAGTAAAGATTGACAATGTTTTGGAAATTTCAGGAAAAAACGGTATATTAGGACTAAGGGACAAGTTCGATGAACTATATACCATAAATCATAAAAATTATACAATACCACAAGGTTGTATGGATTGCGTATTCTATAAGAACGAATGCAATGGAATATGTGGTGGTTGTTTAGAAGGATCAAAGTAATGAAAAAAATATTTTCAATCCCTTTTAATCCAATGCTTTCGGAAGAAGTATTTGTGAACAAATTTTATCCTTTCTTAGAAAGAAATAAAGAGTGGATATATGATGTTTATTTTACTTGTAGAATACCACCATTTACACAAGATGCAATGGGATCAACATTCTCTGATGAATTTAGAGATGTTGTTTTTGATAATGCAATGATTGTGCAAAAAGCTTTAGGGATTACTGTGAGTGCAACATTCAATAATACAAATGTTTCACCTAGATTTGATAACTATAAATTGTTTGTTGATAATCTTAAACCATTATATGAAAAAGGTTTAAGGTGCATGACAGTACCTCATGGACATTGGGTTGCAATGGGACTAAAGAAACACTTCCCTGAAATGGAAATTAAAAATACCATTTTAAGAAAGGTTGCAACCGGTCAAGATTTTTGGTACAATGCTGATCAAGGATTTGATTACATTAATCTTGATCGAATTCTAATGAGGGACGTTGAGGAATTAAAAAACATTAAACGAGCACAATTAAAATACTACGAAGAAAAAGGTAGATATGTAAAACTATCATTGCTTGTTAATGAAGGTTGTTTAGGTAGGTGCCCAGTGATGGATGAGCATTATTCTTATAATAACCTAAGAACAAACAACGAGTTACCATATTTTCATCACGAGATATCTAAGGTAACCTGCGAACACAAGTGGGAAAAAGATATCAATGCATTCTTTTTCAAAACCGGAACAATCCCACCATTCAAAGAAGAGTTCGATGAATTCCTGGAATATATTGATGTCTTTAAAATGCATGGAAGAGACAGCTTTAATAGATTAGATGAAACTATTGAAATTGTTGACTCATATGTTCAAGGTAAAGAAATATTATCTAAGACATCAGAAATATATTTGGATGGCATACCACATGAAGAGTTAAAAGGTTGGAGAAATAAAATTAAGAAATGTAAGTTCCAATGTTGGGATTGTAATTACTGTGACATTGTTGCTGGTCATAAGAAAAAAGCATATGGACTTAATTAAACATATCGACGAATCTATTGAGTGGGGTAGACTTGAAGTATCTAAACTAACACAGGACATTTTAGATATACATGGAATTACAAGTAACAAAGTCAAATCTTTTTTAAACAATATTTGTGATATCGAAGGCGCAACATATCTTGAAGTTGGCGTCTTTCGTGGCGCAACATTTTGTTCTGCTATATATGGTAACAACATTTATTCCATTGCGGTCGATAATTTCATGTCCCCAAATTTAACCCCGAGAGGCGTTAGTCAAAAGATTGGTAACTATTATAAACATAATATTGACGTTATTCCGCAAGAAGAATTTTTAAATAACGTTAAAAAATTCGGTAACGTAGATAAGATATCAGTATATAAAACTGATTATCAAACATTTGACTTTAGCTCCTTGCCAAATGTTGATATTATATTCTATGATGGTGAAACAAAATTCCACGATCAATACACAGCACTAACAAACATGTTACCAATTATTTCTGATGAGACGATTTTAATTATGGATGATTGGAACTGGGATAGTGGAGCCTTTGAACAATTCTTAGATAAAAACAAATTAAATCTTTTTCATTCTAAACAAATATTCACATCAGGTGAAGATCCGGACGATTTTTGGAACGGATTAGGTGTATTTTTAATCGGTAAATAACTTCTTTTTTTGAGTTTTTTTGTTTATATTAGAGACAATAATAAACTTTCTTTAAAAACAAAAAACAAATGAAGAAAACAATGAAAATGCTATCGCTAATGTTAGCAGCTTTGTTTGTTACTACATTGTCATTCGGTCAATATAGTAACAGCGCGATCAAACAGGGATCTGAGCAAACCCTTAAATCTCAGGACACAACTAAAAATGAGTTACAAGAAATTGTTGTAACCGCTAAAAAAGTTCCATTGATGACCAAAGTAGGGCCATACGGTCAACCGCTTTGGACTACCATCAGAATGTTTCCATCCACAAGAGTCTATGTTATGAACCCTCCAGGTACAGCGATGTATGAGAAATGGTTCGATATTAGACAAAGAAGAAACGGACCAGCACAAATCAGAATGAGAGATGAATTTACATTTGGGCTAGGTAAACGACTTCAATTGGATTTATACTCTCATACAGTTTATGACGGCTTAGATGGCGCTAAAACCTTTAAATGGAGAGGGTTCTCTTGGGAACTTAGATACGCTTTAGCAGATTGGGGTAAAATCTGGGGTAACCCAACACTTTATTATGAGATGAAAATGTTAGATGGTCGTTGGGGTATTGAGCCTAAATTATTATTAGGCGATAGAATTGGTGAAAGGGGTGTATGGGGATTCAATGCAATCTATGAGGGTAATCTTGCTAGCACTAAAGAAGAAAGAGAACCAGAGTACGCATATACAGCATCCTATGCTAACATCATTAACAATGATTTATCCGTTGGTGTCTCACACATGTTTAGATATAACGACTATGAAGGGGGTTCACAAGAATGGTATCTAGGACCACTAGTTCAATATCGTTTTAGTAACAAAGGTTATCTAAACATTGAGCACATGCCAGGCTTAAATCAAGACGCAAAACAATCAAGAACCTTAATTATATTCGGATGGAGATTTTAATCAAAGGACAAGAATTCCTTGTCTACTTAATATTCATTATGTTCATCACAGGTATCCTCAAAGAAAGAGGATACCTTATGGACATCTTCAGACTACTTGAACAAAAAGTTAAATCCAAGAAGATGGTTGTTTTCTTGGTATCATTATTTGGTGGCGTTCTACCAATTCCTGGTAGAGTAGCGCTATCTGCATCAATGCTCAATAGCATTGCCCCAGTTGATAATAAGAAGCGCAAGAAGTTTGGTATCATTGATTATCTTGCTACACATCATTATTATCTGTGGTCACCTTTAGAAAAGACTGTAATTATTCCTATGGCTGTATTAGGATTAACATACTCAAAGTTTATGTTATATGTGTGGCCACTGTTATTAATTACCGGTCTTTATATCACATATTATATTTTATCATTAGAAGACGATGAGATCGATATTGATGTTAAAGATGAACCAATTAATTGGAAGAATATCACCCATGTTGTTTTACCATTCTTAGGAACAATATTAATTAGTTGTTTTACGGAATATTACTTTGGTGCATTTACATTATTCACAATTTATTTGATTGGTTATTCTAAGTTATGGAATAAACTATTAGCCTATATAAATTGGGATTTAGTATTAATAGTTGCCACAGTAATCATATTAGGGAACGTAGCCAACAGCTACTATTCTGATATTGAAAACTATATAAAACAATATAAAAATCCAGAGAGTATCTTGATTGTTTCCATGCTTGGCTTTATGGCTTCTTTCTTACTTGGATCATCAGCAAAATATGCAAGTATTGTTAGCTTATTAACAACAGTGTTTGGCATGGAATATTTTGTATTATTCTTTACATTAGAGTATTCGGCTTATCTAATATCGCCATCTCATAAATGTTTACCAATAGGTCAAAAGTACTTTCATACTGGATTTATGACGTATTTGAAAGCATTGATTGTTTGGATATCAATTATGATAACTTTTGCAATTTTAACCATCCTATAAACTATTCACTTTTTAAAAAATAACATATATATTATAAAATAAGAATTAAAATTATGGAAAAAAGCAAATTTAAATTAGGTGATGTGCTTCAACTTGAGAGCGAAATTAACGGGTTCGTAAACCAAGAAACCGGAGAAAAAATTTATGAGGGATTTTTGAAGCAAAATTTATCTATTATTCTAAAATATGAGTTAACAGAACTTAGTGAAGTCTTATCTAAAGAAAGAAGAAAAGTAGATGGACTAAGAGATGATCTTATCAAAAAACATGGTGAGGAAGATGAAAAAGGTGGTATCTTAGTTAAGATGTTTAATGAAGTTAAAGATGATGAGGGTAACGTAATTAGTAGGGTGATTAATCCGAAGTATGTTGAGTTCGATAAAGAATATGGTGAGCTTTTAAATACCGAAATAGATCTAGAATATCCTGAGATCACAAAAGAAGATTTAAAAGAAGCTGGTAAATCTAAAGACAAATACCAGGTTTTATTTAGACTAATTAAAAAGGAAACAAAAGAATAAAAAATAAGGAGCTTTTAAAGCTCCTTTTTTATTTGTATTAACATATTACCTAATTGGTATTCACCCGGTTCATAGTATGGTATAGATAACCTTAAACGATATAACGTTTGCAAATCATCATCTGTGAATTCTTCCAATTCTGTTACCGTTACATCTACAGTATCTGTTAATGTAAACTTACTTCTAAGATCGTACCTAGTTCTTTTTTGCTCATTACTAATATAATCTTCTGGAACCTCGCCAAGATCTATCTTATCAAAGAATGGTTCTACTTGCATGAGTCTTTTCTTATTTCTGGTTATCAATCCCATTGAAAAGGTTTTATAGATAAAATTCTTTTCTTCCCAATAACGCAACTCATTAAAAACAATTATAGGTATGCCCCATTTTCTAACAAAGTTTCTACCAGATGAGATTTCATGTAACGCTCTATCTTTCTTAAAGTCTTCGCTAAATCTTGATGTCTGTGAAACAAAGTGATATACAATAGCAGATTCACAAGTTTTAAGACCATAACCTTTTAACTTTGCTCTTATAAGAAAATCATCGTCTTCACAAAAACATGGGACAAAACTAAAACCATCAAAGAAACCAACATCTTCGAACATTTTTTTATATCCACTCATAAAGAATACGGCGCCGTCATATAATTCATCATTACTTTTATGTTCCTCTACATATTGGTTAAAATTAAAATAATCAAAATTTTCGAATGATGAACCTAAATCTAATAATACCTTACCAGGCCTTCTATGACCCTTAAAAATCGGCGGCTCTATGGTTGTATATGATAATACCATATTTGGCTCTAAGAGCCTCTCTATGGCCTCTAAAAACCCTTCTCCGATGATCATATCATTATGAATTAATACCAGCTTATCCGTATCGACTAATTTTATCCCAGAATTATATGTTTCTGAAAATGCTAATCTATCATCATCATGAAAGATAGTTAGGTTTGGGTCTTTCTCAGCCATACTTACAAGCCATTCCTTGGTACCATCTGTCGATCCGCCACTGCTTATTACAAATGGTACTGTTGGATATATTTCTCTTATCCGTGAATAGCAATTCTCGGTTAGATCTAATTTATTTAAAACTGCTAAAACAAATGTAACATTAGTTGTGGACATATAATATTTTCTGAATGTGAATGATACCCCCCTTAAATTTATCGATGTACTCCTCTACAAATAAACCATCAGCATCAACCTTGGTGACATCTAATCTCATTTGCTTTGCGAATTTTGTTTTGGTCATAAAGTTACCGATATCAATACCATGTAACTGTGGTCTCGACATTAAACCAATATAATCATTATTAATCCAATTATGTACCAAGTTGCAGTGCACAAAGTTAGCATCCTTTCTATACTTTACAGAATTTAAGAACTCTTCTACAAAAACTGGAACATAATAGTTGTCATCTCCAGACATTACCACCCACTCTTCCTCTGCTCTTTCTAACCCATAATTTCTAGCAGTATGCCCCCAATCTTTATGTGGGCCATTTAATTCTGAAAACTTAAATCTTTCATCATTTTTAAAATAATCTTTGACTTCTTGATATCCATCATATAGTGCATCCGCAACAACATGAACTTTCCACAAATCAACTGATTGTGCTTTTATTGAAGACAACATAACCATTAACTTTTCGGGTCTGTTGTAAGTTGGGATAATAAATTCTATTTTTTTCATATGCTTATTTTTTCCAAAAACTATAAATTCCTTTATCTAATTCGTATGTCTCCCAAACGAATCTATCTCTGTTTGGTTGCTTTTGTGCCCACTCCCACATTGTCTTTAAGCCATCATATAAAGATGTTTTATCCTCATATCCTAATAACTTAACTGACTTAGCCCAGGTAGGTACAGCAGTTTTAACTTCATGTCTCTGTTCTTTATAAACAGTATCACCGCCAGCTATAACATCTCGTAAAATTTTATTTGCCTCATTAATTGTGTAATGTTTTGTTCCACCCAAATTAATAATTTCTTTTGAACATTCTGGAAGTTGTGATGCTTTCCATAGTCCCTCTAAACAATCATCAATATAACTGAATGCTCTTTTTTGTTCACCGTCCCCAAATATTGTCATTGGTTGACCATTCATATGTTGATACATCCAGATACCTAATACGTTTCTGTATTTATCCCATATGTTTTGTTTAATACCATATACGTTGTGTGGTCTAATTATACACCAATCCAAGCCATGTTGTTCTCCCGCAACCTTAATATCCATTTCACATGCGTATTTTGCAATACCATATGGATCAATTGGTTGGGGTATCTGAGATTCATCAAACACATTACCATTTCCGTGTCCATAAACAGCCATTGTTGATGTGAATACTAATCTTTTTACATCATGTTTAATACATTGATTCACTATTCTTGCTGTTGCTACCAAATTATTCTCATAATTGTATTGTCTAATAAATGGTGACAACCCCTCAGCCGCGTAAGCTGCAAAGTGAAAAACATAATCAAATTTATGTTCATTAAAACACTCTTCTAAATTTCCTGTAACAAGATTTAACACCCTTAATTCACTAACTTTAGAATTTACATTCTCATAGTACCCACCGCTTAAATCATCTATACCTACAATTTCAACATCCTTGTGGTTTTCAATGATATAATCTGTTAATCTTGAACCTAATAAACCTGCTATACCTGTAATTAAAACTTTCATACTTTAAAATTTATATATTATTAGAACGTCATCGTCCCTATGCTTTATATGTCTATTATCGATAATTTCTATGTTATTGTGAAGCCCAGAAAATATTTTTTTAACATTATCTATTGAAACAACATCCTCAATAATGTATATCCCTCCAGGTTTCATTTTTGATTTAAAAATATCAAATGTTTTTATTTGATCGGCGAGCCTATGACTACCATCATCAATGATAACATCAAAAAATTTTTCATCGATTTTTTCTACGATATCGTCCTCCGTTGCATCACCGATAATAATATTATGCCCCGGCTCATTAATTAAATGGGTTAAGAATTTACTTGTAATATCAATACCAATTACTTTAGAATCAATAAAATACTCTTCCCACATTCTTAACGATTCCCCCTCACACAAACCAATCTCAAGAAAGACTGAATTTTTTCTATATGGAGATAATAATCTCTCGTATTCTTCAATATATGTATGGGCAGTACCCTTATCACCATGTCCTTCTGGTGATTGGTATCGTTCATATATCTCATTTAATGTTTTCATAATAATCATTTTGTTTTTCTTGTCTAGTTATTGTTTTGTGGTGAGATAATGAGTACTCTTCTTCCATTGGAAGTAATGAATAAAATTTAGCCCCAACAATTTTTTCATGGACTTTGCCTCCCCATTTTAAATTTGATTTGTAAATTCTTCCCTGGTAGTCTGGATAGTTAACTCTACCATTCGCATCCACATTCCATCTCCATTTTTTAACATGTTCATCAGTTAAACCCTTCACAGTATTGATTCTAGGAACAAAGAATAAATCAATTTCTAAATTCATTTCAATGATCTCGTGAATATTTTTAACCATATACTCGCTGATTAATTCATCGGCATCTAATTGAAAGATGTAATCTCCGGTACAGTATTCGTTTAATTTGTTTTTCCATTCCGCAAAGTCGCTATTAAAATCAAACGACCTCCAGGTTTGAACATTAGGTAGTTTATTGAATTCTAACAAAAAGTCAAGGACCTTTTCATCTCCATTTTTATTGTCATATAAAATAACAATCTCATCATTTATTCTTTTGTTCTTAATTAAGAATGGAACCAATCGCTTGATTTCTTCATACTCGTTACATACTGTGATTGCGAAACTAATTTTCATATTTTTTCTCTTACAAATAGTTTAAATTCTTTACCTGTTTTAGAGTCTGTAAAGACTATGTTTGTGTTTGTTTGATTAGTAAGTGTGAATGTTATCTTAGCGTTATCTCCTTCATAAGATGGTTTCGTTGCTGCGAACACATGTGGTTCATTATCATCAAACTGAAAGCACCATTCACAATCTTTAAATGTCTGATTTGCGTTTAGTGTTAGACTAGGTTCCATCATAATTTCGGTTGGACGTTGGATGACCAGTTCTTTTATTTTTTTACTCTTCGCCATTTTATTTAATTTTATTTAATTTAGGTAAATTTATTGGTTTTTGTTTGGGGACATCTTCTTTAGAAACTGTTGCAGGCAAAAGCTTTTGAAATTCACTAACCATATTATCAAAGCTAAACTTATCTGAGTTTTCAATTCTAAGATTCTCTGCTCTCTCGGTGAAATTCTCATACTCGTTTCTCACAATTTTCATCACCTCCGCAGCTTCATTATAATTAGCAGTAAACCATTTGGACCCTTTTAAAATAAAGTCATCAACGGCACTATCATCCACATCGGTTAGTTTACCCCCAATCATTATACCTTTATCCATAGGTAAAAAGTCTTTATGCCCCGACCAGTTTGAAGCAATCACAGGTTTACCTGTCATAGTGAATTCAAGTAAAGGTCTACCAAACCCTTCACCCTTCGTTAAAGAAACCATTGCTTTTACTTTCGGGTGATTATAAAGTTCATTCATCTCCTTATCAGTTAATTCGCCAAACAACAAATAAATTGATGGTGGGTTCTCTACACCTTTAGCTAACTCGCTAATTTTTTTTCTAAGTTCTTCTCTTTGTTTAATTGAAAATGTTGCTGATGATGTTTTTAAAATTAGCGCAGGAACATTCTCGACATTCTTAAAAGCTTCAATAAAACATTTAATCAACATCGATACATCTTTTCTATCTTGTCCAATATTACCCTTTAACCAATGGCCCACAAAAAGAAATGCAAAATCTTCTTTCACATCGAAATCAATACCAGTGTACACATTATTAAAAACATCTGTGTGCACGCCCTCAAATAATACTTTGATGGGCTTTTCAATCTTGTGTTGCTTAATTAGTTTACCACTAACATTATCCGTTTCGTTATAAACTGTACTCATCAACACTTCGCTTGAAAATTGTGAGGTGGTAATAATCATATCCATTTTATTACAACCATCAACCCAAGACTTAGGTGCAACCGTAGTTTCAATCCCTGCAGTTATCCCTATGTTTATTTTACCAACTCTCTGAAATTCATTTGGTACTGTTACTTGAACATACACATCTGGTTGAATAGATAGTGTTGTAATGATATTAGCTTCAACCCATTTGTGGAATACATTATCTTTCTCAAGAGCGGTCATTGGTGTTGATCCCCAAGGACAACTGTCAATCTTAATATCATATAAATTCATTTTATACAACGCTTGTAGTAAGTCTCTAGCGTGCGCTCCGTAACCGCTTCTTGTTTGTACCGGTCCTCTGAATAATAAAAATGGTTTACTCATACAATTTTATATAAATCAAATCTTTTTTTAGGTTCCCAATTCTCAAGAGTTGTTTCAATACCCTCGATCATTTTATCACACATTATTTTATTGGATAGATTGTTCATCATAAACTCTCTACCTTTTAACCCTTTCGCTTTTCTTTTCTTTTTACCATACTTGTACATTCTCATAATAGCACTAGCAACATCATCATCGTTTACCCTATCATCAAAAATGTATGGTGTTGGTACCGATCCATTTAAATTAATCGCCGCAGGCCAAATAGCTTCAACCCATTCACCCTCTTGAACCAAATGTTTTGATTTACCTTTATGGTGTAACGATCCTATTGTGATGTAATCATCTTCACTAAGATTGAATCCCATTTGATCTTGTAAACCGCCTGTAACATTTGCTATGATTGGTGTACCAGCCATAATACTTTCGGCAGTTGTTAAACCGAATCCTTCGTTGTTTGCAATGTTAATCGTGCAATCAACAGTATTATAAATCTCATTTAACTTATCTTGTTCTAATTTAAGCCCCGTGAATTTAACGTCGTATGGGCAAAGTGCTTCAATTACAGCAGGTAAGTCTGTACCATTTTCATCAACAGCAGCCGTATGCATTAACAACAAACACTTCTCAGCTTTTTCTTTTGGTAACTGATCACAGAATAGTTTAAAAGAATAAATCACATCTGATGGCTGTTTTCTTCTTATGTTTCTATTGTTATAGAACAAAACAAAATCATATTGTTTATTCCCATGTATTAAACTTTTTATTTCATCAGATACTTTATCCAATGGTTTAAATGTTTCAGGATTAATACCGTGAGGAACATACTTTATTTGCCAGTCTTGTAACGGTTTCCACGTGGAACCGTTCTCCATTTTACCCACTCTGTGTACAATACCATATGTTTGTTTAGATATACAACCTAACCAATCGCAACTCTCATAATAGTTTCTATTATACAATGGATCTGGTAAGTCATCCCATATGTGGTAGAACAACAATGGAACATGTTGTCTAATTTCATGCTCATTGTCATAAAGCCATTGCCAATAATGTGGATCGGTAAAGTGAAGAATTGCGTCTGGTTTCTCCTCTGCAATTAGTTTTCTCAAAATACCAATATCACCATATCCGTTGTAAGGTATAATTTTAAGATTAGCGTTTTTAACGCCTGTTCTTTTTCTTATATCATCATTAATATCAACAACCTTACCGAATTCTGGGTGTTTAATTGCGGCACCTAATTGTACCCAATCATATTTGTGTACGGTACCCATAACAATCTCTTTGGACATTGTTGCGATACCGGACGACATTCTTAAATCATCTGATAATAATAATATTTTCTTCTTCATTAAATTAAAACTTTGATCCGCTAGATGCTAATCCGTTATGATTATTTATTGTATTTCTGAAGCTTTCATCTTTGTTGTATAAATCTAAAGAACGATTAACAAGCTTCTGTAAATTAATTGAACCTTCTATAGATTTAATTTTAAATTTTTTGTAAACATCATCCAGGATGTTCACACTCGTTAGTTTAGTATTCGATTTCATATTTGAATATATATATCTCTATATAGAACTAGGGCAATAAAATAACGGGCAAAAAAATATATACCCGTTATTTTTATATTACAGTTCCTTATTTTCGATCATCTCACGGAGAGCCACTGCCACTTGTACAATTTGCTCTTGTGTCTGTTCTTGTTGAGTTGTTTGGTCGTTAGAAACCACTGTAGCTGTTGCTTGACCTTCTGTGGTCTGAACATTTTCGTTAGTCTTTTTTTTGCATCCGCATCCCATAGTATTGCTTTTAAAAATAAATAGTTTATTTCACAAATTAGTATAGGGAAAATATAAGTAAAAAAAATGAAAAGTTAAAGTTTATGCAGGATTAAATTTTCTCCCCAAATAAAGATTTGCACTATCCCCCTCTTTAAAATCTCTGCAGGTACCGGATTGGAATTCAAACACATGATCAGCGGGGCCAACAAATCTTTGACATTCTTCTTCGGAACATGGCTGACAGTCTCTAAAAATTTTGGAGATTTTACCATTCAACACAAACACAATATCTAAAGGAATCAAACAATCCTTCATCCAAAATGTATGGTACCCTTTCTTAAGTTTAAAACCCATACAACCATCCAGACTGTCTCTACCAGACATACCTCTTTGGATTTCCTCTGGGGTTGTTTGCATCTCTACCGGAAACTCCTGGTTTGAAATTCTTAGATTCATATTAATAAATACTTTATTTGGTTTTTTAATTTTTTTTACATATCTTAGCTATATGCCAGCAATTTTTAATGATTTATTGGAATTTAGGGACGAAAATGACCTAGACGCCGTCTTAGATAAGATGGATAAAACATTGGCTATCAAGCTATTAGAAATAGCTTTGGATGGCTGTAATGACAGATTCTCAATCGTGGAAAGCCACGTTATTTTTAAATGCTTAAAAAAAATTAAAGAAAATGGATCTAACATCGGAAATGGAGAACTACAACAAGGTGAAGGACATAGTTCTTAATAAACTAGTTGAAGAGGATTTACTAGATGAATCTGACGCGGAAGAGTTTCGTGAAAGATGTCAAGTACTTGTGTACAAAGGAAAATGGTTTAGCAAATGGTTTGAAAAAAACGTCAAAGCTAATCAACCAGAAGCTAATGCAGATAGCTACTATATTCGTATGGTGGAACTTAAAGAGCGTGAAGACGATGTAGATAAACTTTTAAGAAGAACAACAGGAAAATATGACGAATAAAGAACCGAAGTACCTAACAGATTTTTTTATTTATAAAAAGAAACACCATTGGTTTATAATACCAACTGTTGTTTTTTTCTATAGAAAAGATGTCTTTTTTGAGACAGGAATAGCCACTCCCGCTATTGGACTTAGTATACGTTGGCTAACATTTTTTATGGGGATTCAATTCCAAAGAAACGCTTATTATAAAAATGGAGAATAAAGATACTGCAATTAGACTTAGTATTGGCGCAGTAGTAATAGTGGTGTTAACTATTATTGCGATCCGTAAGCCACATGACATGATTGCGCCACAGGCTCATAATGTTTGTAAAGAAGATTCTTTAGCTAAAGTTATTAATGACTTAGAGATAGAATACAAGAGTGAATCGGATGGGTGGGATAATAAAGAAAATCGTTATGAAAATATTCTTTTTGAATATGAATACGGAATAGAACACCTTAAACAAACACATCCTGACGCATATAGAGAGTTCCATAGAATCATTGGGTATAAAGAAAAATATTCTCGTGAATGTGAAAGAGAAAACAAAAAAAGATTAAAATCTTATGAATAATCTATGGACATTTGGTGATAGTCTAACCGCATCATTTGATGAAGCATATCAATGGTCAAAAAAATACATTGATTGGAAAGGTTATAAACCTAATGTATATGGAGACAATATATCACAAATTTTAGGTTTTAATCTAAATAATTTGGGGGTTGGTAGTTCGGACAATTATTCAATACTTCAAAGTTTTTGTAATGTTTCAAATAAAATTAAAGAAGGTGATTTATTAATTTTTGGGTGGAGCTCACCAATTAGATTTAGGATGGTGAATAACAAAAAAAAGTGGTGTAGCATTTTACCAAGTGTGGATGTCGACTTTTTCAATAATTTAGAAAATGTCACATCAAATACTTTAAAAGAAATATTATTAAACCGTGATAACAAACTTTATGTGGAAGAAGTAAACAGTTGGATAAAAATGATTAATAACATGATAAAAAATGTCGATGTGATTCATTGGAATGCATTTGATAATAGATTAACTTCTATATATGTTAATAATCTAGAGACAATAAGAGACGAAACAGATAATGAAATAAACGATGTGCATTTTAGTGAAAATGGCCAAAAACAGTTATCTGAGATATTATTAAACTACTATCGTTCAGATAGAAAAATTAAAATTATTTAATAAATGAATAATATAGATAAACATTATCAAGAACTTTTACAAGATATTCTGGATAACGGAATTGAAAAGAAAGACAGGACAGGGACTGGAACTATTTCAGTTTTTGGTAGACAGATTCGTCATAAAATGAGTGAAGGGTTTCCTTTACTTACAACAAAAAAGATGGCGTGGAAAACAATGGTAACAGAATTGCTATGGTTTTTACGTGGTGATACTAATATCAAATTTTTATTGGATTACGATTGTCATATCTGGAGCGGCGACGCTTATAAAAATTATAGAAATACCAAATCTATTATTAAACAATATGATGGTGGGGGTGACGTTGCGGATATTACTCAATTTGAACAAATGATTCGCGAGAATCAAGACTTTGCAGATGAATGGGGTGAGCTAGGGCCTATATACGGAGCGCAATGGAGAGAGTGGCACACAAAAAAGTTAATTAAAACAACACTAAAAGACCCATTGACCGGAAACGACACTTACGTTGAGGGTGATGAATGGATAGACCAAATATCAAACCTAATTAAAGATCTAAAAACAAATCCAGATAGTAGAAGATTGTTGGTGAGCGCATGGAACGTCGGTCAGCTAGATCAAATGGTTTTACCACCTTGTCATTATGGATTTCAAGTTTATACGAGAGAATTAACATTAATGGAGAGAGTTAACATAGGCAATTTTAATATTGGTGACACGGTTACTGATGCGTTGTGTGATAAACGAAACACACCAAAGCGTGCAATTTCATTAATGTGGAATCAAAGAAGTGTGGATACATTTTTAGGTTTACCATTTAACATTGCTTCTTATGGTTTATTATTAGAAATTATTGCAAGAGAAGTAAACATGGTTCCTGATGAATTGATTGGTAATTTAGGTGATGTACACTTATACTCAAATCACACTGAACAAGCAAAAGAACAAATTAGCAGAGAGCCATTTCAATTACCTACAGTACAAATCACAGAACGTAATTGGTATCAACACGAAGCTGTTAAGGCTCACTTGGGTGAAAAAACATTCGAACAAAAAATATTAAGTTACAGACCTGATTGTTTTGAATTATTAAACTATCAGTCCCATCCAAAGATCAAAGCACCACTAAGTAATTAAGTTAGGAGAAAAACTAATGAGAAAAAAAACACAGAAAATATATAAAGAATGGAAAGATGCAACATGGTTTGAGATTTGGGAGGGAATAAGAGATAATTTTACATTTGGTTTTATTGGGGCAACATTAGTTGTTTTTATTGCCACCAGAACCGACATTGCAGTTTTACTTGGATATCTTACTTATTATTTTTTCATGGGTAAGATTGTCAACAGACCGAAATATGTAACAGATTTAGGTAAACTTATTGTCTTCCCTATACCATCAGCGTTAGGGGCGTTTACTGGTTACAAACTTTCTTATTATTTATTAGGCTTATTATGAAAAAAAACAAATTAAAGCTAATAGTAATGATTGGATCATTATTATTATCGACCGCCTCTATTGCACAAATACCCCTTGAAAAATTTGATGATGGGGTTTTTGTTGAAGATAGTATTTTAAATAGTTTTATTTTAAAATGGTTAGGTAAACCATATAAACTAGGAGGTAAAACCGAAAAGGGGATTGATTGTTCACAGTTTACTAAAAGATTGTATAAAGATGTTTATAATCTAGATCTACAGAATGTGGCATATAAACAATGGAACCAAACTATAAGGGTTAAACGTGATAGTTTACAAATAGGTGATTTAGTATTCTTTCGTAGCAGACAGTCCCCATCTGGGTGGCATTGCGGTGCTTACATTGGAAACACTTATTTCGTTCACGCTGCAAATAAATTTGAGGGTGTTAAGGTGAGTTCACTAAAAGAACCCAAGTATCTAAAATCGTACCGAGGAGGGGGTAGGCTTAAAAATTAAGCTCTACCTTGACCTCTGTATCTTTTTGGTTTTTGGTCTTTTGGGCCATAAGATTTTCTAGCTTTACCCTTACCTTTTTTACCGAAAGAAACTTTTTTAGATGCGGTTGATGAACCTTTTGCTTTTGCCATAATATTTTTCTTTATTTTTATAATTATTCCGAAATTTTTTATATATTTGTTTTGGAACAAAAAATTAATAGCTAATGAAAAAGACGATACTTACCCAAAGATTTCAGTTCTATACTATCGAACCATATAAAGATTACTCAACTATCGAATCAAAGCTGGAAAACCAGGTTCACGAGGATTTAAACTTAGAACTAGATAATGTTGATTTCTTTTCACCAGAAGTGGTTAGGGTAGCAAATGGCGAAGAGCTTGGAAGACTTCTTAGGGGTAAGTTTAAAATAATGCTTCACAACAAAAAGGAATATAAAAAAAAGAATACAAAATATTTCTACAGCAACGAAAAAGGTGGAGAAATGATTAAGCTAGACAATTGGTCTAACCGTATTCAAACCTTTTATACAACAAAAGAACGTCATTTATTAAAGCATTATGGTAGAGCTTTTAGTTCTGTGTCCACAGAAATTCACGAAAGAAACATATCAATAGATGGTGACACCATTTCTGTTAGATTTTATATACATAGGAAAGCCAGAACAGTAAACAGTAAATTCTTCAAGAAAAGCCGCTCAGCATTTGGGTTTAAAATTAACTTTAGAACCGGTAATGTAATGAGTTATGAAGGTGTTAAAACCCCCAAAATTAGACAGAATAACTTCAAACACTTAATGCAAGTTTTATTTAATTTCTTTAGTAGAACTTCAGGTAATGTTATTCACACATGGAGCAATAATCCTAAAGACGAACATCCTTTAAATCTTGAAGCTAAAAAGATTTTTGATGATAGCGAATTTATTAAATGTTTGTCACATTCTATTTTATCTAAGCTACCATACATCGAAACGATTGATTCAAAAGATCATACTAATATTGGATCTAAAGTTTTATCTATGATCATGCGAGTGTTTGTTGAAACAAATAAAATTAAAGTTCCAAATGACTATGAGAAGCTAATCATGGATGCTTACCCAACAAAGAAATTCTTAAAGAAGAATGATAACAAGCTAATCGCTAGCATTCTTGATAGGTTGTCTATTAAATCTAAAATAACAATAAAACTATTACACAAATATCCTGATATCGATATAAAAAAACTATTATTATTAGCGAGGTATTTTGGATATAAAAACTTGTATAAGTACATTAACAATATTAATGAAAATTTTTTCATTAATCCTAAAAAGAAAAGTAATGAACTTATGAATGATTCTATTTATGGATCGTTAACAAACAAGTATGAGTATGATATTAAAGATTCCGAAAGAAAATGTTTATTGAAACTAATAAACGAATTCTTTAGTCAAGAAAAAATAAAGTACGAAGAAAGCAACGTTGTGACATTCTATGGAAATACACAACTTATACAACTCAATACTTTCAATGATCACCTTGACATGTTAATGAAAATAAGGGCACACTTACCTCATATAGAAATGACCGCATCCAATCTTAAAGATTTTCACACCGAGCACTTAGAGTTTTCAAGTATTGATCGAGCAATAAGAAAGGGGTTTAGTATCAAATATATCTTTGAAGATAGGCTCATCAAACATATTGAGGAACCTATACTGATTAAAGATGAGCACAACAATATAATTGAAACATATTATCCAGTATTGCTAAAAATTGATGGTGAGTACACTGAAGAAGGTTCACACATGCACCATTGTGTGGCAAGCTATGCTGACAAAGAACGTTCAATCATTGTTTCGGTTAGAGAAGGTAGTCCGACCGGAAGCGAAAGAGTCACTTGTGAATTTGATGTCAGGGACAAATCATGTGTACAAGAAAAATATTTTTGCAATGCTGTTCCTCCAGAAAGATTTGAATTTGCACTAGAAAAAACAAGACATAGAATAAAGATTTTCAGAGGTTCAATTAAATCTACATCAAAAGAAAAAGTGCCATTAGTAATAAATGGTGTACAATTAGAAATAAAAGAGCCTGATGTTTTCGGTAATCTTTTAGAATTATTTTAGGGTTTATTAATTCATAATTTCCATCTATATTTTAGGTAAACTAAGATGTAGATGGAAGTTTTATTTTATCACGAACAGGAGAAGTACGAGAGGAATAAGCCACTTAGAAATTTATGCAAATTGAAACTGGCTTCTGATAATGATTTTCTTTTATTCACTTCAGAATTCTATATAGAATATGCTAGATTGGGTAGAAAAAATTA